ACGTTCTTTTTCTTTACAGCCATTAGGCAGTACCTATCTTAAGTTTACTTCTTTGTTTAGCAAGAGGTACAGGTAAACCATGGACGTCAGGATTGTATGTCTCCTTGCCAAAAAACTTACCACCTCTCTGTTGGTAGGCATTACCCTGACCATCTAAATAGTAACCTAGTTCAGTTACATAGTTCATGATAGACGAGTCAGGTTCAGTTAAGTTTGCAATTTTAAGTTTGTCTTTTTTCATACTCCAAAGTTCCACTGTTTTAGTAGTCTTATCTTACGGAGTTCTCTTTCGAGTGGGTTACGAATCTGCATAATCTGAGCTGATGCTTTTGCAAACTCTTCTTCTGTCATATCTCCTGAGCCACTAGCTCTAGGAAACCCTGATATCAAGAGACCGTTTCTATTAGAGAATGGGTTGTAAGAGTTACGTACTTTTTCACGTTGCTCTTTCATAGCTTTCGGGTTAGAGAATCTCTGTATCTCAGAATCCTCTCCCTCTTTCTTCTTGCCCATATTTTTTAGGCTACCCACAACTCCGCCCATACCAGATGTACCTGTTACATCAGCAAGTAGTCCTTTCGTAGAGCCACCTATACCTAGCATAGACATTAAGGAGGGGAACATTACCCCTTCCTTTTTCTTTTCTTTAGACTTCGTTGACATTGTTGTTAGTCCTCTGTTTCATCTTGACTAACCTAATAGGTAAACCTAACTGTTCATAGGTTTCCTTACCGCCGTTCTTTTTCTTATCTTTTTTTGGAGCTTTGAACTCTCTATAAGGAGCACTTTCTCCCGGCTGATTTAAGTTAGAAGCCATTACTTTTTCCTCTTATTTTTCATGATTGCAGCCGCAACTTTTGGTCTTGTTCTTGCGAGTGCGGCTAGTCCCTTTGACGCTTTACCACCTTTCTTTGATGGTCTACCTCTCTTACTTCCGTAAGTGCCTTTGCCTGCGGGCATAATTAAAACTCCAAATCTGATCTGTCTAGTTTTTCGATAATGTCTTGCCTGTAGGCAGGGTCGTTATCATACCTCTTGTCACTCATAGCTGCTACGAGCTCTGCTTGACTTCTGAATACATCTCTGTTATTCTGTGGTGCTTTACCTTGTAACATTGTTCCGTCGTATCCTACTGCGTTTAAGTATTGAGTTCTGAGTCCACTAACTGCAAACTTGATAGCATCAACGCTACCTGTACTAATGATGTGGTCAAAAGCTTTGATAGATTTTTCATCTAAATTCTTACCTGCCCACTGCACCATGTCTGCGTATTGTTGATCTCCACCGGCAGAGTTTTTGACTTCATTGATTTGCTGTTCTGTTACATCAGATTGTACATCTGTAGGTGTAGCTGACCATTCTCCTGTGTTTGTAACTTCTAGATAAGCATTAACTAAATCCTCACTAGACATACCACGGAACTTTTGTAAAGTTTCTGGTGATAGTTTGTTACCATTCTCATAATACTCTTCAGATGCCTGAGTTATTATGTTAGCATTTTCAGATAGAGTCTTTGCATCAGGTTTATCTTCAGCTTCAGCTTCAGCAATCTCTGAGTCTTCTGCTTCGTCAGCTGTAGGTTGTCCTAGCTTAGATTCTAATTCCTTGTATGCTTTCTCAAGCTCTTCTGTTGATTTATATTTACCGGCTAGTAAAGTTTCCTGTTCTGCTTCTAGCTTCTCACCGACAGCCAGAGAGTCTTGCTCTTCTGGCGTTAGGTTATCGGTGACAGTTTCAGTAGGAACTGTTGTATCTACGGTAAATGTTTTGTCTTCTGCTGTTGCCATTATTGTGGTGGTGGTTGATTAGGGTCTCCTTGCTGTTCTGCGAATTGGGATATCAAACCCTGAGCTGCTCCAGACATCTGGTTTGCTAAATCAGGATTCTTAGTTGGGTCCATTAGCGGAGTGCCTGCAAGCTGACCTGTTTGTTTAACGAGCTCCTGTTGTGCTTGTTGTTGCATCATCATTTGCTTCTCTTGCTCCATCTGTGCGGGAGTCTTGACTAGGTTAAGAACATCTATACCCTGTGCTGCTGCAAGTCTAGCGACTGCTTCAGTTGGATTGATTAGTTTCATCAAAGCTTCTGGTCCTATAGTCTGTGCTATGGTAGCTAAGAATCTAGTGAGAGCTTCGTTGTCTTGTCCTCTACCTAATGAGTTAATACCTGCTACGATCTTAGGTCTTACCGAATCTTTTGGTAGCTTAGGTATCTGATTACTACGCTGTAATATAAGCATAGTTCTATTGAGATAAGGTACTAGGAACTCTACTGTTAATAAGCTGAACAGTCCACCGAGGGATTGCTCTAGCTCTAGCTGTGTAAGTCTTACCTCTTCAGCTGTAACACGTTCCGCCTGTCTGACATTCATAACCAAGAAGGCTTCTAGTATTCTTTTCTCTATTGACTGCGACATCTGTGCAGCTGTTGAGAAGTCTGCTGTCTTACCGACTTGGACTACTCCTACGTCTTCGGGTCTACCTTGTATGATAGCACCATTACCGGCTTTGGATAAGGTCTGTGGTTTGGTAGTAGCTGATGGAGATACAAGAAAGATAACCTTACTTGATACACTCGCACCTTCTACAAGAGCCTGAGCTAATCCATTGAGACTACGTAAGTCTCCAATAAATTCTTCTACTCTACCTCTTCCGTAGTCCTCTCCGTCTACCGTATTGAATCGAAGAACTAACCATGGAGAAGCGTTCTTGGGAGCTGTGCTTTGTGTACCGGGTATGACCATATCGTCTACCTCTTGATGCCACTTCCAACGTCCACTGCCTTCATCCATCTTAACGCAAGTATACACTTCAGCGTCGTCTTCATACGGACCTTGATCGTTATGGTTAGGTCCCTCTGGGGGTTGTATGCCCAGTAGTTTTCGACTAATTAATTCTTTAGTCACGATCTCGATAACATTACCGTTACCGTCTCTGTTCACTACGTATCTCTGTAGCGGATAGTGTTTCAAACCATCCTTGCCCATAAATATTAGTGCATTGCCAGATACGATAAGATGTTTCAATGCTTGATGCACGACTACTCTATCATTCGATGCAGCTATGTAATCCATTATCAATCTCTCTATCTTGGAGAAGGATAAGTCTAACTCGGTACGCATGTTAGGGTCGAGAGTCTCGCCAAGCTTGTCATCCCTGACTTGCAACTTAAAGAAACTGGTTTGCGGTGGTAGTATAGCTAGCATTAGTTTTGCAGCTAGCGTGACAACTGCTTTAGCTCCAACGGAGTGCCAAGGCTGAGTTAGATTTCTCTTGCCTTTGTAGTTGTCATCTCTGGTTACAAGATAAGGTAAGGTAAGTTCCGAGCACTCAACTGCCATGTCCAGAAACTGAGTTCTGTTAGTTTGTAGTTGGTTGTATCTTTCCTTAGCCTTATACATTATGGAGTACCTGTGTTAACACCACCAGTTCCAGAGCCCATGCCTGTACCAGTATTTATGTTGATTTTAAGAGCGTCAGTACCTGTCTTCTTGGCAGCACCCTTAGTTTTTGTTGCGGCTGTAGTGCCGTACTCTACTCCGGCTGTCTCCTCTGGGTCAATCAGCTCTTTCTTGCTAGGCAATCTAGACTGGTTAACTACATCAGGCTGCCTTGGTTGTATCGGAGCCGGTGTAGGCATCGGAGCCGGAGATGGATTTCTAAATAGACACATTGTCTTCTTCTAAAATTGATTTTACATATTGTACCACTTCCTGTTGTCCAGAGCGGTACATGATGGAGGCTAAATCCTCCTTGGGGTGGACAGGATACCAAGCAAACTTGGATTCCAAATCCTCAACCAATGTCTTTAACTTTTCAGATTGAAAACTAAGCGTATTGAGGGAGGTTTGTATTTGCATGTTCAAAAAATGCGGGCATACGAGCTGCTTTGGTGTCAGAAAACTGTGGGGCTTTACCCTGATACATTAACTGATCGCTCGCATCCGCCCAAAATTTTTTCGACAAATATTTATCAGTATTGTTTTCTGCTAGGGGTTGTAGTACCCATTGTATAGTTGCTTTCCGAAGTTTGTCCAAAGAAGAGCTAGGAACAAGCCCCAACTCAGCACATACAAGGCTATTTGTTGCCACGTGGATTTGTTCATCTCTGGAAATATCGGCTGATACTGTTCTAAGAGCAGCGTCACCAAGAAAGCGAAACATAGGTAGTAGAACAAAGAATATAGCTCGCTCTGCAACGAGTGCCTTTGTGATAGTGTG